TACTCTAAAACGCAGAACGTCTGAGAACCACGGTATAAGAGTTCTCACGTATTCGTTTGCTATTTGCTATTTGCGAATAGCGAACACAAAAGGCAATAGCAGAAGCTACGTAACTTAATCTAACGTTACTGAGGTTGTAGACACCGAAAGTCAGAAGTCTACTAGTTCTACATGGAGCCTAGTCCTCTGTAGATACGAATATACTCTAGGACCTGCCTCCTTAGCTCATCTGGTAGAGCAACGCTCTTGTAAGGCGTGGGTGGTCTGTTCGAGTCGGACAGGAGGCACCAGTTTCGAGAAGATTACAAGTATTTGTTCATAGCCTATTTAATCCAGTGGATTCTGTGCTATAATCTTCTCAATTAATTAAGCAGCATTCGTCTATCGGTTAGGACACACGGTTTTCATCCGTGCAAGGGGAGTTCGATTCTCCCATGCTGTACCAAACATGGATGCATATTCCGTTAAAGAGGCGGGAGGGACTGTAAATCCTTTGTCTATGCACTCGCTAGGAGCGTTACCTAGGGCATCCACCAAAATATTGGCATATAGCTCAGTCGGTAGAGCGTTTGACTGTTAATCAAAATGTCCGTGGTTCGACCCCACGTATGCCAGCCAATTAAGGGTATGACGGTACAGCCTTCCTATTGCAGGAGGTAGCAGGTAGGTTTAATTCCTACGATATCCACCAATTGTTCCGATAGCTCAACTAGGCAGAGCAGTGGATTCCAAATCCGAAGGTTGGAGGTTCGATTCCTTCTCGGTTCGCCAATCAAATTAGGATGGGTGGCAGAGTGGTCGATTGCGACAGGCTTGAACCCTGTTGGTCCGAAAGGGTCCGTGAGTTCGAATCTCACCTCATCCTCCAAATATATTTATATCCGTTTTTAGGCTAGTCTGGTTAAGTCACTTGGTTTGGGGCCAAGATATCGTAGGTTCGAATCCTACAGAACGGACCAATTTTAACAAAGGTGAATTATGACATTACCAGCTTCAGGTGCTATTTCAATGTCTCAGGTTCGTACAGAACTTGGGGCTTCAGGTGCTATTAGTTTAGGTCAAGCCAGTGTTCGTGCATTAGCTGGCGTAGCTAGTGGCGCTATCAGTTTAAATAATTTACGTGGTAAGGCTAATGCGTTTAATGCAACTATTTCAAGTAGTCAAACTAACTTGAACTTACGTAATTGGGCTATCGCTAACGGTTGGAATGGCTCCAGTGCAGCGGTTATCACTATTAACTCTGGTGTCTACATTTATTCTACCTCTATAGCTAACGCAGGTTTGACTATTGACGGTTCTTGGCCAGCAGGTGTTACTTTAATTAATAACGGCTATATTATGGGCATGGGTGGTAGAGGTGGTTATGTATCGGCATTATCTACTGCTGATAATAATGCGGTAGCTGAAAATGGAGGTAATGCTATTTCATTGGGCGTTAGCTGTGCTATTACTAATAACAGTTATATTGCTGGAGGTGGAGGTGGAGGTGGTACTGCTCGTTTAAATACTACTGGTGGTGTCCAGATTATCATGGGCGGAGGCGGTGGTGGAGCTGGAGGTGGTGTCGGTGGTACTGGTTATCGTACAGGTATAGTACAAGGTCCCGCTGGCGGTGCTATTGGTTCTAATGGTTCATCATCTACTACAGCTGCTGGAGCTTCTGGTGGTAGGGTGCTACCGGGTACTGGTGGGGCTGGTGGTGTATTTTCTGCTACGAGTAACATCGATTCCCCTGGTGCTGGCGGTGGTGCTGGCGGTGGTGGTAGTTTTTCAAGAGCAACTACAGGTTTTGCTCAATGTACCCAAATGGGCGGCGGTCCTGCTTTAGTTGGTATGGGAGCTGGCGGCGGCGGCGGCGGATGGGGTGCTGCTGGTGGCACAGGAATTGAAAAGGTAGAGTGTATTGCATTCGTTGGTTCTCAAAATGCTGGTGCTGGCGGTGCTGGCGGTGCTACTGGCGCTAATGCTACTTATAGTCAACCACCCGGAAGGTCAAAGGCTGGTGGTACTGGCGGTAAAGCTGTAGCCTTAAATGGTTTTGCAGTAACATGGAATGCGGTTGGAACTAGATATGGAGCAGTATCGTGAGTTATCGAACAATTAGAATCGAAATTTGTAAGCAGTGTCCTTCTCAATTATTAGGCATATGTAGAAAATGTGGTTGCTTTGTTAACTTAAAGGCTGCAGTTAAATCTCAGGAATGCCCTATCAATAAATGGAGTAAAATAGATGATAAAGTATGAAGTACACAATCAACTGACAGGCTTAAATGAAGAAGCATCAACTTTTGAGGATGCAAAAATCCTGAAAGAAAGATTGAGAGAAGAGTATATTGAACAACTGGTTGACCCACTTTTTAATATAACTGTAATGGTTCAAAATGAAGATGACAGTTGGACTCAAAGTGTTGCAGATGAAGTTGGGTATCCAGTTTTAGCTAATATTGTATTTGCAGAAGAATAAAGAACCTACCTTAGGTCCGAAGTCACTTCGGTTTTAGGTGTCCCTCGAATCTGTTGCGAGGTAACATGGAGGTAACACTCTAGGTAAGTATTGCCAAATGCTTATGCAAAGGACACAGCGTATTGTTTTGCGGTGCTACGAAAAGCGCACTCTGGAATCGTAACCAGAACTAATTCTAGGAGAATATATGGCCTTCGAAAAAGGTAAATCAGGTAACCCTAGTGGTCGCCCTAAGAAAACAAGCGTTCTAGATAAACCTACGAACCGAGATTTAAAAGAGCGTGAATTAATCATGCTATTACGGAAAATCAAACCTCACGTTGCCAAGGCTATTTCTCAAGCTGCAGATATTATGCAGAATAAAGAAGCTAGTCATCAGAATCAACTTAAGGCTGCAACTATCCTATTAGATAATTACCGCAGACTTACACTTGACGTTTATGATGGTGATGATGCTGATGAAACAGAAGGTACTGAGATTCAACAACAAAATGCTCCGCTTTTCTCACTTACAGTTATTGATACTGAGAAAGCAGCTTAAAGGATAAAAATGAGTGAACAAGTCGTTATTGGACCTGCCAGTAAAAAACAAGAATTATTCCTAAATAGTGATGCAACTATTACCTTAGCTGGTGGTGCTGCAGGTTCTGGTAAAACATACACTTCTTTACTCATTGCTTTGCGTTTCATGCAACACCCTAGAGCTATTGGAGTTATTTTCCGTAGAACTTCAAAGATGCTCACTGCACCCGGTAGTATCTGGCAAGAAGCCTGTAGCCTCTACAGCGCGTTATTTCCTAATTTACGTATCCGCACAAGGGAACTTGAAATTGTCTTCCCTAATGGGGCTTTACTCAAGTTTAGCCACATGCAGCATGCTATGAACATGTACGACCACAAAGGTGGTCAATACTCTTTAGTTATTTTTGACGAAGCAACAGACTTCGAAGAAGAAATGATTGTGTATCTATTATCTCGTATGCGTAATGCTTACGTAAACTACAGACCACAGATGTTCTTAATGACTAACCCCGATTATAACAGCTTCTTACGCACATGGTTAGAAGACTATTACTTAGACCCTCAAACTGGTATCCCATTAGCTGAGAAGACAGGTCATAAACGCTTCTTCTTCCGTCAAGGTAATACAATGCTTTGGTACAACTCTTTAGCTGAGGCTGAAGCGGTACATGGTGCAGGTGATGAATCAGGTATTAGCTCATTTACATTCATTGGTGCTACTTGCAGGGATAACCCTCCACTTCTAAAAGCTCAACCAGATTATATCAGTCGTTTAATGTCTTTACCTCGTGTAGAGAAAGAAAGATTGCTAGATGGCTCATGGTTTGCTCGTCAAGAGTCAGCAGGGCTATTTAAACGCGAATGGTGCGGTCTTGTAGACTTTCCTAATGGTAGGGCTAGGCAACGCATTAGAGCGTGGGATTTTGCCTTTAGCAAGCCTTCTGAGCAGTATCCTAATCCCGATTGGACGCGAGGCGTTTTAATCTCAAAGGATGATGCAAAAGTTTATACCGTAGAAGATGTTGTATCAATGCGTGATAGGGTTCACGAAGTTGAGAAACTAATCTTTGAAACAGCTAGAGCCGATGGTCAAGGCGTGATTATTTCAATCCCATTAGACCCCGCTGCAGCTGCTGGCGCTTATGCCAAAGATTTACAACGTAAATTAGCTGAGATGGGTTTTATCTGTAGGTTAACCAAACCAGTTAAATCTAAGATTACTCGTTTTGCTCCATTCTCTAGTCTAGCACAAGCTGGATTCGTTAATATTGTAAAAGCGAACTGGAACAAAGATTTCTTCGATGAGTTAGAAGTATTCGATGGCGACCCTAAGAAAAAGGACGACCAAGTTGACTGCTGCAGTGATTGTATCTTACTTTTAAATAAGGATACGCAACTCCCAATATTTTCATTACCTGATTTAACAGGTTCTAATCCATTCGATAGCATGCCTTCGCAGAGTTTATCAATGCCTCAATTTACAACCATCGGACTTTAATTAAGGAGCCTATAAATGGCACGACCAAAGAAACAAGAGACAATCGCTAAAGCCACAATGAATGATACTCCTGAAAGATTTAAATTAGCTGAAGCTGGTTATCTAGGTTTAAATATTTATGCGGGTTTAAGTGAAGATGAGATTAAGAAGGAATTAAATTTCCCCGCTAGTATTACAACATATAAGCAAATGTCTTATCATGGTACTATTAATTCAGCTTTAACCTTATTTGATAATCTAGTCGGTAAAGCCGATTGGAAATTCAAAGCTCCTAAGGACGCAACTGCAACTGAATTAGACCAAGCTCGAATCATTAACGAAATGATGCAAGACATGGACGGTCAAACATGGTCTGACTTTATTAGCGAAGCTCTAAGTGCTAACGTATTCGGCTTCTCAGTCCATGAAAAGGTTTACCGCAGACGTTTAAAGGCCAACGGCTCTAAATACGATGATGGGATTATCGGTTGGAAGAAGTTACCTATCCGTAATCAAGAAACCATTCAACGTTTCGTATTTTCAGATGATGGTAACGAAATCTTAGGTGTACGCCAAGACCTGACCCAAGTTTCTGACCCTTACAATCGTTATGCTTCTCGTTCAACTGGTGTAGTTGTGCTACCACGTAGCAAGATTATGCTATTCCGTGCAGGTAAACACAAAGGTGACCCTTATGGTAAATCACCATTACGTGATGCTTACTTAGCATGGCGCTTCTTATCAGTAATCGAAGAGATTGAAGCTAACGGTGTTGCTAAAGACTTAGCTGGTATGCCAGTTCTAAAGCTTCCACCTCAATATTTAGCAGCCGATGCGTCTCCTGAGCAAAAAGCTATCCGTGCTTATTACGAAAACGTAATGCGTAACTTGCAGATGAATCAGCAATCAGCTTTGATTCTACCACAAGCTTATGACCAAGATACACGCCAACCGCTATTCAGCTTAGAGTTACTAAGCATGGCTGGTAGCAAGGCAATGGATACTAGCAAGATTAAAGAGTACTACAAGAATTTAATTCTTACTTCTTTATTCGCTGACCTATTAGTTATGGGTCAATCTGGTGGTGGTTCTTACGCCTTAGGTCAAATTAAGAGTTCACTTTCAGGTAATGCCGCTGAAGCAATGCTCAAGCGAATTACACAAGTTATTAATGAAGAATTAATTCGTCAGACATATGACCTAAATGGATGGGATACTTCCAGAATGGGTACTATGGATTACGATAATATCCAAACAGAAGATTTAGAATCATTCAGTAAAGCAATTCAGCGTTATGCAAGTACAGGTATGCTTGAAATTGACCGTCCAGTTCTCAACCGAGTTCGTGAGTCAGTTGGTATTGATGGTCTTGCAGAAGATGAAGAACCTAATCAGGATTTAATGCCATCTAATACCTCCAGAAGTGGTGACGGTATGGCAACAGCTGGAGAAGGTACGGCAACAAACCCATCTGGTGCTGATACTTCAAGTAATAATCTAGATAATGTAGGTTAATACCTAATTGCTCTTGAATTATTAGATTTTTTGTGATATAATAGTTCTATCTATACCCCGCCTAACCAGCGGGGTTATTATTGTTTAAGGAGAGTTTATGCCGTGGAGCGCAAGCAAGACTATTTCCTCAATGGAGGGAAAATCCTCGAAGTTGAAAGAGTTGTTTGCAAAAGTTGCCAACGCTGCTCTCGCTAA